TGCCGAGGAGTCCTTTTTTTTCTTCCTGTTTTCCTTCCATTTATTAACTTTGGCTTGTAGCTGTTTCTGAACCTTTTTCTTAATAGGTTCAAATAAAGATTGGGTAACAGTAGTTGTTGTTACAGCTATGACAGCTGTTGTTACTGCAGTTACCACTACCGCTGTTTCCGGTACTGGCATCTGTATATCAATAACCGGTATTTTAAGGGTGGGCTGTTCGGGTTGTTCTGTTTTTTCCTCCTCCGTTGCCTCAGTCTCCTCAGGGCGCTCTAAATCAGCTGGGGGTACAACTATGGGGCGGAAGGCCGGAACGTCTGCTGTAGGCTGTCTCAGGTACATCTGAGGGATGTCCAGAGCCTTGGGTAGGTTAGGGCGTGGGAGGATGATGGACATTACCCTTTATTAGCGATCAGTTTAGCTTTAAATGCATCTTTCACTGCTTGAGTCCAAACAGCATTGGCTATATTTTTTACTTCATCTGATTCGCCACTTATATCTGTATCTATAAAATTATCACTAGAATCTATAGTACCACATTGCAAAGTTCTACGGTGAAAACTTTGGCTAATTACCTTTCCGTCTTCTTTGATTGTTGTAGCAGTTCTAATTTGTAAGTGTTTGAAAGAAGAAACAATTTCAATTTTATCGTCTGCAGTTGTTTTTGTTAAAGCCATTTAAGATTAATCTCCAATTAATTATATATTTAGGCTGTGTGGAATACACCACCGAAACCAAATCGTTCGTTACCATTTTCCCAGATTTCATTATCTGCTGCATGGCTATATTCATGTTTTTTGAATATTTCCAGCTGAGTACCATTTAATCTCATCACTTTTGGAGTACCACCAGCTTCAGAGACACTATAATGATAAGCACCGGAAAAACAGTTATAAGCATCAGGTGTAGAAAACGGGAATCCAGAAATAGCTGAGTTAGCTGAAGTAGTACCACTTGAACCGGTTATTTTTATATAGGCAGCTACGTAAACCAGATCACCTATTTTTATATACCAACCATCTTGGGTACCATACGTATAACTTGCTCCACCACTTTCAACAATCGTAGGAGTCCAAGTACCTCTTTCATAGTCGTTAAGCACCTCTGCACTTACAGAACCAGCTCCACTTTCATCATCAGTGTTAGCAGTAAAGTCAATACCTTTAGCATTCGTACCTATGACTAGGTTTCCAGCTGAGACCTTTACATTCTGATTTGCATCTATTCTTACTGCTTCTGTTAATCCAGTAGTTCCACCGTGTTTCTCATTACTAATAACGAAAACTGATGCACCATTATTTTCTCTAATTGTATGTATTCTTGATCCATATCTATTTTCAGTAGTAGATCCACTGTTCTTTAGAAATATTCCTGAACCACCACCATCGCTAACAGCAGAAGTTTGTAAAACGATTTGGTTTTCTGGAGTATTAGTACCAGCATGTGTGACGTTTAGTTGTTCGCCATCAAAGGTGAGATTAGCTTCTGCATCTAATTGAGTAGTAGTGGATGCAACTGTAACTAATTCATTTTCAGTTGCATTATTAATTGTTGCCCCACCTGCTGCTGCGGCAGCCCATTTAAACCCGCCTGCAGCAGTATCATCTGCTGTCAGAATATGGTCATTAGTAGGAGCATTTGCATTAAGTTTAGCTTCTGTAACACTTGCATCTGCAGGTGTAGTAGTGTCTGTGTCTGGAGGTGTTGCCCATTGCCCATCTCCTCTTAGGTAAGTAGTATTACCTGCTGTACCAGAAGAAGTATTGATATCGTTAATATCTACTGACGCGGTGGCTATATCAGCATTCTTAACCTCACCATCTTTTATACCTTCTGATACAATTTGATTTAATGCCATTAATCTGCTGCCTCCGGTGTGTTACCTGCTGCTACCCATTCCTGATATCTACGACCGGCTCCAATGTCAGTTGAATCTTTTCTAAATACTAGTTGTGATCCATCAGCAAAGGTTTCAGTTATATGGGTTTCCTGTTCTTCACCTGTTGCCAGGTTTGTTGTTTTTGTTATTTTATATGACATAATTAAAACTCCGCATCAAAACCAACACGGGCATTTGCATTAGAAATGTAACCCCATCCTGCATGTCCTGTGGTGTTAGAGACATCATCTGTAAAGTGTAGAAAATAACCATTCGCTGATTCTTGTGCTGAGGTACCTACATCATCAGATAAATTCTGTACGCCAGCACCAGACATTAAAGCAAAGTAATTTTGTCCTACCACTTTATATAAGCCAGGAGTACCACTTCTCATGGTTACAGGAAAGTGAACTCCGCAATACCATTGATCAGTACTGTAAGAAGACATTATTCCTAGCATCTCTCCATTATGCCTACTACCATCGGCGTGCATATAGAAGTAACGTTGGCACCTACGTAATTCATCATCATACCGCTTGAATTCAAAGTCTGTAGCTGTAGCACCTGCTTCAAGCTGAACTCCTGTTATTTCCCAGGTTGCATCGTCTGTCGTGTACCAATTGTCATCATCGCCATCGTAATCTTTAAATTGATTAGTCTGATAGACACCCCAAGCATCATCAGTGAAAGAATCATCTGTGTATAAAGATCCCATAGCAATCTGCCATTGCAACATTAGGCCATGATCATTATTATCTCCAAATACATTATTAGCATTACCAGGTATAGTATGAGTTACATATGTCCAAGTATTAGCGGCAGGTGTAAATGGATGTGCATAATGTTGGCCTGTTCCTTCACTAGTTCTAAGTGCAAAATAGAATCTTTGTGAGACACTAGATTTTACCCAGAAGGATATAGTTACTTTAGAGTTTGGGTCTGTATAGTCCCAACCAGATTGGTGTATATCTCTGTTTTCAGTTATATACTTAAATCTTATATAATCTGCTGCATCAAGAGCAGATTGATTACCATTAGTTATTTTATAACACCACCTAAACCCTTTAGCCCAAGGACCAGTATCAGATGATGTTAAAGCTCTTTGTTCTTGTTGAGGTGTTTCGTTTGTACCACCTTTATCATAATAGAAACGGTCTGTTGTTTTACAGCCTTGCTCAGTACTTGATGTACCTCTCTGAGCAATTCTCATATCGCCGTTGATCAGGATATTTCTACCTGCAGGAGGTGAACTTGATAATCCCGTTAAACTAGCACCACTAATTGCAGGTAAAGCACCTGTTAATTTATTAGCAGGAATAGTACCATCTACACTTAAGTTACCTTTAACAGTAACATTCCTTGAATCATCTAATTCAATATTAGAGTTAGTTCCATCTTCACTATGGAGCTTATCAACTTTTAATATACTCATATCAACCTCCTAAAGCTGTTTTTATACCAGCTATATCAGTTGCATTGTCTATGTTTGTTTGCATAGTTGCATATTTTGTACGAATAGCAGCTCTAGCTGTTTCAGCTGCAGTAGCATCCTGACCAGGAATATTTAAAGAAATAATATTATCATGAGGTTTAAATTCTTCTGATCTTTTTTCTCTTCTAATATTATGTGCTAAAACTTTTGATTTAGTTACATCTTCTGTAACTACACCTGAACCTTTTACCCAGGCATTTCTAAATGTTCGGTCTGTAGGAATCTTGTCATCCTCTATAACTTCATAATTAGTACCACTAGGAACACTTTTTTTTGCGGTTTCTATTTCTCCATCCACTGGGTGAATAATGGAAAGAGTGCCGTCTGATGTTAAATAAACTACTTTGGCCATTTTTTATCCTCCAAAGAATACCAAATAAATTTCCTCGCCATCGCATTCTGTCGTTTCACCATTAGTACCACCAACATATGAGACACTAATACGTGCAGAGCCTACCGCAAAAGTCCTAGTCCAAGCCTCGTCACCTACAACTAAATATCTACTATCTGGAGAGGCTGCATATCCAACAACAATATAATTTGTATTTGGCATATTGCTAGTGAAATTTATTGTATAATCACCTGTACCGTTGTCAGTAATTGAAGCTACATTATAGTGGGATCTAGGTGAAATACTGCCAGCCGTTCCATCAAAATTAACCCAAGCTTTAGCTATTGTTGCATCTGGAGTAGAAGAGATAGTATCAAATGATAACTGACCATTCGATCCATCTGTCTTTAAATATTGATCTGCACTACCTGCAGCAGTAGGCAGTTTTAATGTGATATCAGCTCCTGATGCTGGACCAGCTATGGTAACAGCGTTGTTACCATCAGTGGTTTTAATTTTTAATTCTGCCATTAACCTGCCTCCAGTGCTTTGACCTTAGTCGAAAGTTCTTTAATAGCATTCAACATATGCCAGAACAATTCATCAGTATTAACTGTTTTTACTCCTTTATCAGAAGTTTTAATACAATCAGGACAAACAGCTTCTAATTCTTGAGCTATTACACCAACATGAGTTGAAGTATCACCTTGTCCAATAACTACTTGATGTGCTGTTGTACCTGATGGAAAGGCACTTAAATCGATAGTATCTTCAGATGCAGCAGGGGTATCATACTGACCTTTTACTTTTATATCACCAACAAAAGATCCCGCTGGAATCGTGTCAGATTCGGTATAATAAGTATCAGCAGGCTTAGTATATTGTTTATACTTAAAATTCCTTACTTTAACATTATCAATAACACTTAAACCAACAGTATTATCAGTGATATTTTTCTTTAATCGTTGGTCAGATGTTGTAGACCATGAAGAGCTGTTATTACCTTGATAGCAAGCTCCACTGTCATTACCATAAATCCAAGTATTAGCATTGGACATGGGAGTATCATCCCATGCTATATACAACCTTTCACTTTCATCGTCAATTTCACTAGATCCAGCATATCTTCCCAAGCAAACGTTGTAAGATCCGGTAGTAAGCGTCTTACCAGCATGGAATCCTATGGCAGTATTATCTCTACCTGTAGTTACATCCTGACCAGATTGACCACCTACGAATGTATTATATCCAGCGGATGTTGCTAATTCTGCCAAAGAAGATCTACCGATAGCAACGTTATCTCTTCCTGTAGTTTCCTTAATTAAAGCTGCATTACCAATAGCAACGTTATGCTGTCCAGTGGTAAGGTCTTGACCACATGCATTCCCAATAAGGGTATTACCCGATCCTTGAGTTATGCTCTCACCACATTTATAACCATAAAGTGTGACTCCTTGTTGGGCACCATTAAAGCTACTTCCTGTATCAGTTCCGCAGTAAGTATTATTACCGTTATCAAGAGTAAGTCTTGAATCTTCTGAAGATATAGTTTGCCAAGTATTATCTCCTCTCAGAAACTTTGCATCACCTACTCCACTAGCTGATAAGTGGGCTATATCTACAGCACCAGCTGTTATTTCAGCAGAATCAATAGCATTATCTGCCATTGTGCCGTTATCTACGACATTATCATTTATGCCGCCAGCTGCGACACCTGCGATAGTATTTGCAGATCCATTAATTGTAATTGCCATTAGCTAATCACCCATCTTGCATTATTTGAAATTGTTACAGTGTTCTCAATAGTTATAGGTCCAACACTGTGTGCTCCTTTATTAGCTCCTAGTGTATATGCAGCACTGATAGTTTGATCATTCTCGTACATACATCCACTAGCTGTAGTACTTGATACATCAGACCATGTACATACACCAGCAGTTGTTGCTGTAAGTGCTTGCCCATTAGCAGTTGGTACTACCCCAGGTAATGTTATTGTATAGTTACTAGTCGCCTGAGCTGTAGCTGGTCCTGAAATAGTTGGACCGTATGTATTATTACTACCACCGCCTTCAAGTTTTATAGTGCCTGGTGTTGTATCATTGCTACCGTAACTACTTAAGGTTAAAACACCTTTATCTATATCAAGGCCGCCTACCGAATACATTAGTAGAGTATCATTACCACTAGAACCTCCTACTATAATAGGGACTGGGTTAGCACCGGATGATATACCAAAGAATGCCATCTCTAATGGACTTGGTCCAACTCCATTAACAACTTGGAAACCACGTTTATCACCACTTGCACCATCCGTAATAATATTCTGGGCATGAACTCCAAAGTTACTTCCTATAAACCGGAAGTATCCTAACATGTCAGTTTCAGACTCATTTATATAATAGAAATCATGAGTCTGCCCATGGACATTATTTGGTGTTTTCCAAGTAACAGTATTACCTCCAGTAGCACCGTTATTAGTTACACCATCAGAAGAACCAGCATCAGACGTGCTTGCATCAGCAGCCTGTTTTTTTATTTTAAACGGATTAGTTCCTGAACTACAGTTATTAACAAATTTATATGTAGTATTAGGTAGTAAATATATCTCAGGATCATTTACATTACCATCAAATGCATCTCCACTGAATACCCAATGATCTGTACCACTATTAGTTACATTAATTGTAACAACACCAGAAGCGTCAGCCCATGCTAAACCTGATCCAGAAGCACTCTTCTGTAAGAAGTGTCCAGTAGTTTCTGTACCTGCATTAAGTTTAGCAGCTGTAACTGTATCATCACCAGGTGTATTAATAGAAAGAGCTGAACCAGATTGTATTATAAATACTTCTGAACCATTTGGTAGGTTAGCACCAAATTCAATGGTGTGACCATCAGCCATACAGAATCCAGTATTAGATCCTATAGATGTACCAGTATTAGGCTTCTGTACAACACCATTAACACTCACCATTAGCTGAGCAGCGTTAGTTACACTAGCTAAACTACCTGATGTTGAGTTCTCTCTAAGGTCATACTTAGATATAGAGCCATTAAATACAGCAGCATTACCTGTACCTGTATTAAATGCACAAGGTACTAGATACTTAAAGTCTCCTGTAGAGGTTACTTCACCCCAAGATGAGCCATCATAGACATACATCTTATTGGCACCAGTATCGAAGTAAAGGTCACCTTCATCGTCAGTACCAGTAAGTGCTCCTTCACTTGATGCTACACGATATCTATTTTTAAAATCGTTTATATCTTGACTAAGTTGTTCTACGTCGTCATCTTTAGCTAATAGTCTATGGAAAGTATAGTTTTGCCCAGACCCTGTAGAAGAGACCAACATACCAACACCAGCACCAATTGTCTTACCTTGTAAGGCGTCTGGAGCTGCTTGGATGGTTACATTTGTATTACCTGCTGTCTTACAATTACCAGTAGTTGAATCAGGTGTACTTGTTGAATCAAATACTACACCACTTGCGTCAGTAATACTAATTACAACACCAGATACTGGTTGTGTATTTGGAAAACTAGTTCTATTAGCAATAACTTCAAAGCCACCGAATGGTTCTAATTGTGCAGATACATAATCAACAACAGCTCCTGATGTAGGGAATTTAGCATCATCATCAGTAATAGTTGTTTGTTTATCTAATCCATTAAGTTCATTTAGATCAGCTGCTGCACCTGTATAACCAACTAATTTGTTTAGTTCTGCTGTAGAGACTGTAGCTCCATCTAATATCTGTACTTCTGCTTGACTAAGATCAGCTAATGCATTTGCTGTGTCTTGAGCCATAGTACCTAGCTCAGTAATCTTAGCATTAGTAGTCTGTTTAGCATCTAACTGTGTTTGAATAGCTGATGTAACATTATCTACATAGTTCAGTTCTGCAGTAGTTACAGTAGCACCATCTAATATTTCAACTTCTGCTTGTGTTAACGCTGCTAATGCTGCTGAAGCTCCTGATTGACATCCTGATAAGTTTGTTAAATCAGCATCTAAAGATAGTTTTGATTGGGCTATAGCTGCATCTGATTTAATATCAGCATTGACTATTGAATCGTCTACAATGTTAGATGAGTTTACTGAGTTTGCAGACATGTGCTCAAGATCAATAGCACCTGCGGCTATATGCTCAGAGTTGATAACATCATCTCCGATATTATCTCCATCTACAGCATCAGCTGCTAACATAGCATGTTCTACAGCACCTGTGGCTATAGTAACTGCACCTGTATTTGCAAGTGTTACGTCACCTGAAACAGCAACTTCAGTAGCTTTATTTGAACCATTACCTACAAGAATCTTAGCACTATCTAAATTCTCTAATTTAGTAAATTCAATAGCTGCGCTTGCATTAACATCAGCATTAACAATAGTCCCATCTTTAATATGAGTACTATTAACAGCGCCATTTGCTATATCTTCACTATTTATTTGTAATTGTTGTTCTTCCTGTAGTGCATATAATACTTGATCTTGGTTATTATTAAGATCAGCAGCACGTATAGACGATCCGGCAGCATATACCGCTTCAGCCGCATCGACATATGTATCTCTATAAACCCTTACAGTGACACCACTTAAAGGAGCACCGCTAGCTGCCTGTAAAGTACTGTCTACACTATTAGCGTTAAATTCGATTTTAGTGGGTGAAGTGGTGGTTACAGTGTATTTATTTGTAGCCTGAGTCTGGCCATTTAAGGCAACTTTGACATCAGTTCCGTCTGATTTAATTGTCGGGAATGTATACGTAAACTCCTTATGAGAACCATCAGGAGTATTCGTACCATTGTCAGTATATACTGCCATGTTATTTTATTTGTTTTGTAGTTGTAACACGCTAGTTTCCTTTAACCTTTGACGTTGTAATCTTTCAATAGATTCTTGATCAGCAATCAGTGTCCTTACCGCTTCAACTTTAAGCATCTTAGCCCATGCTTGTCTACGTGCTTTATCGAATGCAGCTTTAATCAACTGATTATGTAAGTAAGCTTTCATAGGATCTATTTCTTTCCTACCAGCTCTTAAATCAGCTTGCATTCTAGCTAAAGATTCTTGTACACGTGGATCAGCTGCTAATTTATTTAATTTTAATTCAAGGTTTTCTCTACCGATATATCTTTGGAATTCAGATCTAAGAGCAGGTGACTCAGTTAAGTCAGTGCCGTCAGGACCGTAGTACGTTGACAATCTTAAATCATAACCACTATCAAACAATAACTTTCTTCCTGGACCTTGGTCTAGGTTTAGAGGAATAGGTATAAACGTATTCCACATTCTTGTAACAAAGTCATGTTCTCTTAACGGTTGTCCATTGAGCATATCATACTTAACAGGGATAGGATCAACTGCTATTTTCTCAGTTATTAGGTTTCTATTTCTAATAGAATCACCGATACTTGAGCCAAGTTCAGATGTATGAGGTGTAAATAATTTACCTAACTCATTTCTTAGTCCTGCTAGAGGTACTGTATTGTTTAATAAGCCAGCAATAATTCTATTTTGCTGACCTGGTTTTCCTGCAAATAGATCGACAAACTGTTGAATACCAGATAAATAAGACTTGCTTGCAACTGATTGAGCTATGAGTAAGCTATATTTTTGGAATTGATCCTGAGTCCATTCTTCTCCCATCAACTGACTATGATCTCCAACGTCAGCTATACCAGAAAGAATTTGGTTAAATGGTTCAAATGAGTCATACCCGACCCATACTCCTCCAATGTTTATACTCCTAGGAACCCAACCCGCATCAAGCCATACCTGTCTCTTTTGTCTGTCTGTTGGACCATTTCCAGTAAGACCACCATTCATAAAATGCATCGTTGCCATGGAAATTACTCCAGTTCCAATGGCTAATCTACCTGTCTGCAATGCCTTAGCATTGATAAGGTCTTCTGGTGTACTAATGCCATACTTCGCTACTGCACTTAAATCGTTAACACTAGCCCTTGCTATATCATTAAATTCCTTAACTAAGAAGTTAAATCCAGGAGTATGTTTAGCAGTTAGGGTTAGACCATTAACACCAGTTCTAGCGAATAAGAAGAATGGTTTAGTCCACGGTGATTTTTCCATAACATCGGCTAGACCTTTTGAGAATCCCGTGAGATCCTGCGTGAGAGTAACCTCTCTTCTAGCAAATTCGACGTTTTTACCTAAATCAGTATCTAATCTTATATTACCATCAGCATCTACTATATCATTATAGAATCTCTTCTGACCATCCATAAGTATTTCAGGAGTAATCTCTGTGATTTGCCCCTTATTAACTTGTTGCATAGCATCGAAGTAAGCCTTCTCTCTAGCTTTAGCTCTACTTAAGATAAACCCAAAGGTATCATCTGTTGCAGCCATAAGCTTAGTTGAATAAGTAAGAAACTTACTATCATTCATAGCTCTAGCTTGGTTAGCTATAAAGAATGCTGCTTTATCTCCATCAGTAGCTCTTCCACTCTCCTCAATCCAATGTCTATACATATCCCAGTGCTGATCACCTTTGGTGAATTCTGCATACCTAGATTTAACTGTAGCTATATCACCAGTCCAATAGGAATTAAGTCTGGTTTTAAATAACTGCCAAGCTTCTGGTATAGATTCACGCATAGCATTAACTGCAGCAAGGCTTGCTCGTACAGTTGTACCATCACCAGTGAATGGGTATCTAATAGCAGCTCCTAACGTAGTAGCAAGCGGCCTCATGAAGGTAGCGGTTGATGTACCAATAATAGCTCTAGCAGGTGTTTTAGGACCGCTTAGAACGCTATTGATAAATACTTTATCTAATTCTTTGAAGAGAATACCTTTATTATAATTACCTTTTAATTCACCGCCTTTCAGTTTTGTACGTAAGAAGTTATCAAAGTCTGTTAAATTATGTATATCATTACTCATAGACACAGTTTCAAATATAGCTTTAAAGAGGTCATCATTATCACTCTCTCCTGCTATATTTAAAGCTAGCCTATAAGCATCTATAGATTCACCTACTTGTTCTGATAATTTAGCTTCTAACCACTCCTTCTGTGGAGTTGCATCAGTTGCTTCAAATCTACCAGCTCCTAAGTTTCTAAATTCTTGGGATTGAAGTAATCTAGAACGCTTAACTTCTGTGGTAGCAGTAATTAGTTTATCAAATAAAGCTTTAGCTGGGGCATCTATATCACCAAGATCTGCAATGTTACCTAATTCTCTACCTGCAATACCTAGATCTCGTATCTCTCTCATCAAAGAGCCAATTAAAAGATCTCCAGCTACTACATTCTTAGAAGTCCAAGCTATCATTTCATCTGGTGTATCTGCAAAGTATCTGTGTGCACCTTGGAAATACTCAGCTAAGTACTGTTCTGATGGTATCTCAGCAGCTTCTCTACCTAAACCAGTCCGTTGGAATTGCTCAATAGCATCACCCCAGACTTGTTTCATAGTCTTCTGTCCAGCTCTTACAGCCTGTACTTCAGCAGTATATCTAGGTTCACTAACTAATTCTTTGAATACTTCATTTATAGTTTCCTCACTCAATCCGCTAGTTTTAGCTGCACGTTGTAGTTGGACAGGTGTAGTAACAGAACCAGGTGAGCCATTCTCAGCTCCCCATTCAGTTCTAGTTCTTCTCTGTGCATCACGTACATCCATTACATTATCTTTTGAGGTAGGAGCACCTTGCCATGAGTCTCCTTCTACATTCTTATGTCCGCCAAAGTCTGATCCTCTTTCAAATAGTTCTAATTGACCAGCTTCTACAGTTTCATCAGCTACACTTTGACTACGTAGTTGACCTTTCTCTAAAGCTAATTCTGTACCATCTTCTATTACTTCCTCACCTAGTTTCCTACCAGGTCTGACACGCTTCATGCCCTTACCCATGATACGGAATAGGCCATTAGCAAGTTCACCAATACCCATACCTTCTACAACGTTCTTAAAGGTTTTAACAGTAGGATGATCTAAATCATTAGTAGTTAAAGGTGTATCAATAAAACCATATCTATCTCTAAGTATTTGTAGAGCGTTAGCATCCTGTGAGTACTTAGATACTAAGTCTGTGGCAGCACCGACTGCAGCGGCTCTCGCCCACTGGTTAGCCACTAGACCACCTACAGCAGTAACGACTCTACCACCGCCAGCTGCGGCGGCTCCTACTCCCAGTACTGGTGCGGCTTTAACAATAGCTAAACCCATCGTACCGAAGTGAGTAGCACTTCTTATAAGCCCACCCCACCATGTTTTAGTTTCAATAGGATTAGCTTCATCTACAAAGAAGTCATCCCATTCAGTTTGGTATCCTTCTTCTGTTTGCTGTTCTCTTTGTATCTCTCCACTAGCTGTATCAAGTACACGTTCTCCAAGTGTTACTATGGAAGAAGCTGTATCTTGTGTACCTCCTAAGAAAGCAGATTGTAATTCTTTAACTACACCAGCCATTCCCCAATCTTCTTTATTTCTAGGGTCAGCTTGTTCAGCTTTGAATTGTGCATCAGTAGCAACTTCTTGCTGTTCCTGTGCTTCTAGTGGAGCTTGTATTTGATTCTCAGCTTCTAGCCAAGCATCATCTCTTTCGATATCTTCTTGCAGTCCTACTGCATCGATATCACCTCTTTGTAAAGCGCTGTCTGTCATAATGTTGCTCCACTATATTGTTGTATAGCTTCTAGATTCAGTCCTGGGATAAGACTTTCTGTAGAGTTAAAGTCATGACCACTTTCCATTTTATTGGCTCTATCGATACGTTTGCCATTAGGATGATGTTTATACATATATTGTACTAGTGGTGAACGTTTCTCTAAATCTACTTCACCTCTAGGTTTTGGTAGATCTTTACCTGTCTGAGATCTATATTGTAAATTAGCTATATCCCAACCAGACATACCTTTTACACGTTCAGCAAGTTTATTATAGTATGGTGGTATTTCCAGGCTTACTGGGTTGGCTGCATATTTCTCTAAGCGTTGGAACTGTTTTTCACTACCTGGTATAAGTTCTCCTGATAATAAATTACGTGTACTTTTACCACTATCATGGCCTTCTAATAACCATTTTCTACCTGATTGTACTTGAGATGTAAATGCTCTAGGATCTTTTGGTTCTGGTAATTGAGTATTTATCTGCCCTCTCTCAACCATATCCGATACTCGTTTAAATGCGTAATCATGCAGCTCTTCGGTATTCTCAAATTTATCTCTATATTGCATATAGATTTGATTATACTCAGCAGTCGCATTCTCTAACATTAACTTATATTCAAGAGATTTCTCATCTTGCCTGCCAGTTAATTCACTTAATTTACCGCCAACAACTGACTTAAGATGACTATCCCTTTTTCTAGCACTAGAAGAATCTATACCTGAGCCTAAAGGACCCTTAGCTATTTCCTTGTACTTATCTCTTAAAGTCTTATCACCTATATCAGCCCAATCTTTAGTGGCTACTGGTACTCCATTTTTTATCTTCCACTCTATGTACTCAACTTTGTCTTGATCATCTTTATCTTCTAAAGTTAGATAACTTTTCAGACCTTCTGGTACCGGAACTCCAGGATGAGCTTCTAGAAAATTAGTAACAAGTTGTGATCTCTCTTCTCTACTAGGTAATCCATGCTCCTCTACATGATTCTGTAGATTAGCCATATAGTTTTTCTGTATGACTAGCTTCTCATTATCAATAGCAGTTAATCTAGCAGCTTGTACTTCTGTTATCTTCTTATAAAGACCGCCACCTCGTCTATTATCAAACTCTTTAAATGTACTAAGTGGTACTAATTTACCACCCATCCCTTTATGGGGAAACATAAAGTTTTCTAAATCTGCTAGTTCTTTAGCAGATATACCTTGAGTTGGATCTACTTTATTCCTATCTACTAAATCAGCAATAAGATCTCTCAGATCCTCACGCATAGAAGTTTTAGTTTTCTTGCTTGAGAATCCGTATTGGGTTTCAGATAAATCTAGAATAGTCTGACCTAGTGTACCTGTACGAGCACCCTCTACTAAAGCAGTTTCCCATGATTGCTTTCTTTCAGAATCCCTCTGAGCATTAGCAGCTTTGCGCCATTCATATAGGCCATTAGCTTGCTCACGCTCCATAGTTTTACGGAACTCTTGGTCAATGAATTCATGACTTGCCCAACTAAGGTCGGTAAAGCCCATCTGAACATTGTGTTCCCGTACTATTTGATTATATTCATTCTCATCTCTGATGCTCCCATAAGTCAACATGGAACCATCTTCACGCTCTATTTGTATGTTCTCCCTATTAGCTTCAAACCCAGCTCTCCAGTTAATAGCACCTTGTCTTAAGAGAGACTGTTTTGCCATAACTAGTTTATGACCAGTCATGTCCTCCAGTCTATCAGCTAAGACATGGTTACCTTCAGCTCTAGCTTTAGCAGCTAATTCATTGTATAAACCTACATCCTTTTGATAACCTTCTTTATCTTTATTACGTCGATTCCAATTAGCTAATTTTGTTTGAGTTATACCGGCTTCTAAATGAAGAGCATAAGCTTCATTCATGTAACGCTCATCACGTTTCTTAGCCTGGTCCTTATAAGTTTTAGCTAAAGTTACAGAAAGTTGTTGTGCTTGATTTACAATTTTTTCAAACCTTTTGGCATCTGCCATCCTTGCCCTAGCATTATCACGCTCTTGCGCCATTGCAGAGCCCCAGGCATTGGGATTAGATGCTTGATCAAAAGCCTTTGTATAATCAGGGGCTTTTTCATAGGTGAAAGTATCGTACTCATTAAAGCCTGCCATCAGCCTACCTCCCTGAATTCAACATCAATCTGATTATAATCAACACCAAGATAACCATTGTCCATACGTCCAACAGCTTTCGGATTTTTCTTATATACTTCCTCAGCCATTACACCTATATATTCATTATCTTCATCGAGATATTTGAATTTATAGATATTATGACCATCAATAGATTGACCTATTTTCCTAACATCTTTCTTTAAACGACTATCAGATAGGGCTGCAATACCAGCTATAGTACCTACCATACCCATTACATCACCAAACATAGCCATACCTACATTCTGCATAGCAGGTGCAGCCATTTGTATATCAGGTGTTGGGGCAAAAGCAGTGCTTGCGAATGACTGATCAATAGCATTAATTGCTCGTCTACGAGAGCTTTCCATGCCCTGCACTAATTCGCCTCTTTGATCTGTCAGTTTAGCGGCATTACTTGCAAAGTATACACCAGCCTGACCTGCTTCTAAGACTCCGAATCTTTTAACAGACTTACCAGTTACACGACCTGCTGATAGAAGCTTACCATAGGTACTTTCTGACAAAAGTTTCCTACCATACTCTTCATTTTTAGTCCATACTGCTTTTTTAAATTTATTGTATCTAGCTTGGGCACGACTCCATGCTCCATGCTTACCAGCCAATCCTTCAAATATCTTGAATTTTTGAATCTCATGCTGGACTTTTTGTATACCGTAACGGCTATACTTTTGCATCCCCTTATGGAAACGATCCCACTGGCGATACCTATGTTGTATTTTAGCGTTACGATTAGCAGCCTTAGCTGCACTAGCTCCTGCGCACACGGCAAAACTCTATAAAGGGCAATTGGTTAGGTCCAAAGGGGACTTTCCGTAGAAATTTGAAGCCTAAAAATTTTAGTAATTTTTTATGGACCTCATTACGGGGATCCATGTAGTTCCAGAGAAGAGGCTCAGGTCGGCTTTCGATCCATCGTTTTGATTCTCTGGCAAAGGTTAAAGGGAATTCATTTATTGCATCTGTACATAACATCCATACCATACCTTTGTATTCTCCATCGCTATCAACGCCAGCCATACCGGCAGTCTTGCCGTTAGGCACCTCGAACCATACACAGGTTCCCTTCTTAGCTTCGTAATCTACTAGGTATTCATATGGTGTTAGTCCATGGCCTTCTTCTAATTCCCTTCTATCATCATCACGTATATTAGAGGCCACCTCAATGGCAGCCTCTCTCGTGATAGGGTGTACGTATTGATCTAATTTAGACACGTGAGTAGAATTTGTTACTGTAATCACCTTCCCAAGTCATTGAATGCAATGTCGCTGGGGCTGGGTGGGAGGACTTAAGTGTTACTGTAAGGTTTGTATTCTTTTCATACGTAGGTACAGTCTGTGTAACTGACTCTACAAAATCCACAGAGTTAGCTAAGTAGCTATCAGCTACAGCTGGTTCCCATGTTTCTGTATAATCAGGCTTACCTGTACGTTGAATTAATGTTTGATATAGACCAGCGTTACCTAAGTTTAATTTCAATCTCTGTATAACTAATGAAGCTTCAATATCTGATCTGAACTTCTGTTGCTGTTGAGATGTTCTATATATAGTTGGTAACTGTACCTCATAATCAAATAGATATCCTATAATAATATCAGAATCTACAGTACAAGTAGCAGCTCCACTAGATCCTCCTCCACCTGTTATAGTAATTACAGGTTCAATAGGATCTCCATCTGTTGGGTTACGAGAAGTATAATTATAACCACCATCAGTTAACGTTATCGCTGAAATTTTTCCGTCAGAAATCGTAGCTGTAGCAGTCGCATTTCCGATAGTAACATAATCCCATTGAGCTGATCCATCTGTTATATTTGCTCCTGTACCAGTAGGTCCGCCTGATCCAGCTGAAGTACCAGCAGTGTCACACATATATACGTTACCACTATCGTTTGTTACCATATCCTTTTCTTTATAGGCAGTACTTGCTTGCCATGCAGCCGGTGTAATAGTAACAGTAGGTGCTGATGTGTAACCACTCCCAGCATTAGTTATGGTAATTTGATTTACTTTTCTAGACCAATTTCCATCAAATATAAAATTAGTACCATCATCAGTTATTTCTTGGTATCTACCTCTATCTAAGTGATCAGTACCAGACGTCCAATCATAAGCTACTAATGTTTTACCCGATACTTCGTAACCAGGTACAGCACTTTTAGCAACTGTTGATTTATCAGTGGTAGCATTATATACTTGAGTAGTAACATTCAAATGGCTAGAGTGATCTAAATGTAATCTATACAGTATATCATCTGAGGTATCAGTTGTAAATTGATCTTCAGTTACAGTTCTAGAATCATCATGTAATTTAATATCAAATCTTAATAACTGATCCTTACTATTATTACGTGTAACTACATATAAAGAATCATCTAATATACAATGATGCTGTATAGCTCCTGGGATTTCCCAAGTAAACCATGCAGCTTGTATTCTTTTCTCTTCTGCGTTAAAATATCTGTAACAATAAATTGTACTGGCATCCTTTTCACTAAAGAAAACAATACCATTCTCTCTTGAATTAGATATTAATCTTAAATCTTTATTAAATAATTTAGATACAAGTTTACTTTGCTCTACTACATCAGGTTCACCTTCTCTCATCGTGCGTTGCATTTCAAAGAAACGTGAATTTCTACCTGCATTATCTAGCCAACCTATGGTCACTCCTAATGAAATTGGATTAGTTTTGGAATTAAAATTATAATTAGCAAGACTATTAATCTTAGCAGTATTAGGACTCAAGATATCACTATCTGTTGTCAACATAAACTGCTGAGTTTTAGTGAATAATATTAATCCAGTATTAACTTGTATAGCATCATAGATGACAGCTGGTTTATCTGAACCAACAGACAAATCAATTGGGTCACTATTGGAAAATGTTAATGCAGTTTTATTCCAGAAATTAAATGTCTCTAGCCCAGGTCTAGACATGATGATATTCTCATCACTCATTAAAACAACCCTGTTTCTAAAGAAAATCATCTTTCTAATTTTCTTACCTACAAAACTAGGTTCTCCATTAGTAAGGTCGTCTCCGACAGTAGCCTCGTTCCAGACGCATTCCTGTACTACAAAGCTTCCGTCATCTTGTCTGACTATCTTTATAGGTAATGTTTGTGGGTCAAATTCAAATTTAAGGCCAGGGGCTCTACACTCTTCCCATACTCCACTACCATCTGCACCATTATTACCTTTAAATTTAACCCACCAGTCATCTTCATCTTCTACACTATTAGATATCTTACATATATAACCATGTTTACATTGATTAGGTAGTTGATCAATAGTATTAACTTCATCGGTTATAACATTGATAAGATCAGGAGCTGGTGAGTTAGCATTGAATTTACCTGATGCTCTAGTCACATAAAGACCGTTACCGATCAAACTAATATTTGCATCGGTAAATGTACCACCTGCAATGATCTCAGTCTCTAATGCTCCTAATATACTCTCAGTAGTGACAGTAGTTTCATTATCAAACGGTGTAGGTGATGGCCTAGCGGCTGCTAGATTAGCTCTAACCTTAGATATACTATGTTCAAGTACAGTAACTTTATATCTAGCATTCTTCATATAGACATAGAACCAATCACCTGTTCTCCAACCTTCTCCACCATAGAGTAAATCGTGTGTTGTAGTGTAACGACATCTGTAATCAGGGTTAGTAGCTGAACCACCTTGAGGTACTGATTGACCTATAGTAGCTATACGGAAGTATAGATCCTTTCTGTCACCAGCACTACCACCACTGTTGTTTACACTTATACTCCATGATTGACCATTTGCATCTGCACTATCTCCACTGTCTCCATGGGATATCATAAAGATTTGAGTATCTACATTAGGACAGTAAGCGTCTTGGTGTGGACTGGTATTTACACCACCTGACCCAGAACCATCAGCACATAAATAACCACCTGTTGGTAAACCAGATAAGGTACCACCACTTCCACAAGCATTGCTACTGTCATGTGTTCTCTGTACCTTTATCCTAGTAGCTGTATATATCTCTGTCTCTGTATTATTATCATATATATTTACTGAGTACTGGTTAGCATAAGCTATCTTCTTCAGTTCAAAATAAGCTTGTGGAGGTGCTGCTGTTGTTAAAGTATTTAACATTGCAACACTTGTTTTCTGATGAGCACTACCATCATTATACTTTTCAGCTCTGTTAGTTACAAATGTTTGATCGTTAAGAGTTAGTATCTGTAGATCATCATCAGCAAAGTGGTTTAAATATAATTTTAAACTAGCTTCTGAGTTAGTAGCACCGTCTGTTGTATCGGTACTATAAGTAACTGTCTGTTCAGCTCCAGTTCTAGCGTGCCACATTTTCACGACACCTGTCCTATCTATCTGACCTATGTACTGCTCATCTTCATCACGGTAATAACTGAACCATCTTCCAGTAGTAGCAGAATTTTTAGTACCATCACTAAGAGACGAGACTAACATCCCACCTGGTCTTTTCATAAGACCTTGGGTTACATCAGGTAGTACGTTCTTAGCTACAGTAACTTGTCCTGGTACCTTTAAAGTATCTGGTTGCTGTGATATACCTTTAGTATATGATGGAATTGTTTGTGTTATAGTTGCCATTAGCGTGCCAATACTGCTGTAGGTTTGTAACTCCTATAATTAGTTTGATGTCCAAAACCAAAGTAATTATGATCACCTTGATTACATTCATACTCAGTACATGTAGATCTAGCTAAAGCTTCTTGCTGTTGTAACAGCTGTACTAATTGAGGATTCGAAACTAATTGTGTAGCAGCTCTACTTGCTGCTCTATAGGTTATGTATCTTTGGAATGGATTAGGTAGATCTTCAAATTTATATAATGTTACAACATCTAAGTAAAGATCTGTGTCGAATTCATTAGTATGGTCAACCAAATCATAAAGTTTTCCATCCCTAATAACAACGTCTGTGTACCTATCAACTGATTCGTCATGTACATCATATCTTAAAGTTTTAGCTGGTAGTGTTATATTTTTATTAGCATCAGGGGAAACTTTAACATGATATTCTGTGTTAAAATGCCAGCCTTCATTTTGTACATCCTTGTTAACTTCCGTTAAAATGTTGTAAATGAATGAGATCTCTGGGTTCTCGTAATTGAGTGTTGTAATTGGTGCTTGACCGATAGCTCCCAGGATTGAATTCACTGCGGATAATTCGGTATCGGTGTCAGTCGTGGTAGCCATAAAGAAATGTGAATAAAAAAAAGGAGGGCGTGAGAACCCTCCTTACGTGAATAAATATAAATGAATTAGGGAGACCAAGCAGAGTTGCCTGTTGCATTACCTGCATACAGTTCAACACAAGCAGCTGGGTTGAGGTAGTCAGCGCCCATGGCGAGACGACCTAGGATAACGTCACCCTGATAAATCACGGATACGTCACCTGAAGTTACTTGTACTTGAGGTCCGATTGCTTCTACTACACCTGCGCCTTCTTTCTGGAAGATAAGTCCGCAAGAATGGTTAAAGTTTCCATCACCACCTGAGGCTGAACCATCAGATTTCTGTTGACCCTGACCATAACCGGAGTTACCATCAGCAGAAATACCATCGTCAGAAGTCTTAGCAGATTCAATCTGTGGATTCACCCAATCACCAGTTCTACCTGGATCAGCTGGTCCTCCAGAAATGCCATACTTAACACCGTAGTAATCAAAGAACGGAATGTTCATTGATTTAAAGATCTTAATTCCAGCGATTTCTATTACACCGTTACCTGATTGTAGTGAAGAACCTTGAACATCACGATTAACCAGTCCACCGTCTCCGACTTTCTGAATCAATTCATAATATTGCCTTGGGTTCAATACACCCACACGTCCGTCGTTACTAATTCCCTTCTCATCTAAAGCTGCCGCGGCATCATAAAATGCTGCTATGAGATTATCGGCATTGAATGCTTCAGACTGTGCAGGGGTTCCTGCAGAACCAACACGGACTTGTGTTCCGCCTGGCTCCTTGAAGTTAGTCTTAGTAATTGGACTTACTGTACGTGCACCTTGAGTGATTGATCTAAAGATTAGACGGTCATACTTCTCAGCGAGAGCGTAACCAATCTTCTTAGAGATCTCTCCTCTCAAATCATAGTGCGCAAGTGTCTCATCTAATTCATAGACGAAGGCACTTGAGATTAGAAGATCATCACAAGTGATAGTCTTCTCTGCTACTGGGGGTGCACCATCGGTGTTACCCAGTATGCTATTTCCTGGCGTATGATACTCAGCGGTGGTGCGTCCCGTATAGATGAACTGCAATGATTTGCCATTCTTAAGGGTACGCTTTGTCACCAGATCCCTTGCAATTGTATTACGTTGGAATCCTTTGAACATCTCTCCAGAAAACAGCTTCAAATATAGAGCGCGTGCATTTCCCGCCGCATTATCCTGGCCCGGGCGGGTCAGTTTGGTCGGGTTAATGTTCGATTGTTGAGCCATTTACCTGTTTAAGTTTGTATTTTTTACTATCTTCCGCGAAAAATTTTATGATCAATTTGTCGTGGTCTTTCCCACCGTCTAGACGGCTAATGGTATCCTCCTTGGAGGGCAAAAGCCAATGAAAGAGAGGTCCGACTCTGAGGTGCCTCTCTTCCTGATTCAACCTGTTAGAGCTTCCTCTAATGAGTTGTAATCTACTTCATCATCTACACCAGGGGGTTGAGAGTCACTAGGAGTTAAATCCTCCTTGTCTCTTATATCAACCTGTTCGGTGAGGGCAGGTCCAAAGCTAGTAATACTAGCTCTTTGACTTGATGATTGATGCGCCATTAATATTCCTCCGATAAACATGGTGGACAGGATCTACAGTGCTGATGTTCTGTCATATGTAGACCTTCTATAAAAATGAAGAACCCCAAGAGCAACCAAACGATTGCCCATGGGGATTCAAAGTACTTCATCAGAACTTATATTTAGCTCCGATTTTAGTACCGTATGCGTTATCAGCATCTTCATCAGTGATGAATGATACTTCACCATACACATCGAACTTCTCTGAAGCAGCGATGGT